CGATACTGCTCTAATAATTGATTCTTGAACCAATATACCCTCTGATATATCGGAATAACCTGTGACTTTTCTAGGTAATATATAACTTGCCATAATTTAATTCCTCCTATTGGATTTTGCCCTCTTTTTTCAGTTCTGCATATCTAGCAGCATAATCAACTGTTCCTGCTCCTGCAACTACTTTAGGTTGCACGAATCGAGGATTGCCAAATCTTTGTTTAACTTCCTCTACTGGATTAGCTTCTTCAAATGCTTTCAATACATCTGCGAGTGGCAATTCATCTGTTACTTGTTTTGATAATTTAGTATGTAGAAACTCTACGGCATCATCATCAGTTAAATCATATTTAGATTGTTTCAATGCTTTAACAAGTGTATACTCATTACTCAATTTTGTTTCAGTTTCTAATTTAGTTCTATTAGTTACCTCTGCATCATAGTCAGCTTTTAATGTATCTCGTTCAGTTGTCAATGCTGTTAATGCTTTAGCTTGATCTGTGCTAGATAACTTTACATCTGCCATATGTTGAGTAAGTTGTTCGCTTGTTTCAACACCTTTAATACCTAATTCTGTTATAACTTCTGCGTGTGCTGTTTTCTTTGCTTCTATTAATAAACTATCCTTATCAGGCGTATTGGCTGTGACATATTTATTTATGTCTGTATTAAGCTCAACCTCAAACTTACCTAACTCTTCTTTCAAATTGTCATATTGTTCATCAGGTATAAACTTCTTCAATACACTTAATACTTTAAAATCTTCCATTGTGTTGCCTCCATTATTTTCCTGCGTGGTCACGCATCATTTGTTTTTGGGTTGCCTTTCGAGCAATCTCTATTTGTCTAACTCTTTGTTGCTATTGAAACATTGTGAAATAGATATAACTTGTATAACACATACTAACTATCGCTATAACTATTCCTGCTGTTGCTAGTCCACTCTTTTGCTCACTTGATACTCCTAATAATATTGCTACTATTCCTAATATTAGTGGGAATAAAAAACACGATACTATTGCTATAACAAATGAAGCAATCCCTGCACTATCTGTGTTATGTGTTTGTTCCATTTAATCAACTCCTATAATGACACCACTATTATTGTTGCTATGACACTAAATCCTGCTATTCATATGTGAGATAACATCTGCATCTTATTCTATCGCTTGGTGGTAGTTGTGCATCTCCTGGTTGCATTGCTCGTAAGCCACCTGCTCTGAAATCACTATCTATTGGAACAGTTTTATTCGCTACTCCATCATGAAACTTTGTATGTCTTACTCTACTATCTTGTTGAGTTTTCCAAGTCTTATGAGTTAAGCCTAATGCTTTCGAGTGTTCTTTACGAACGAACTCTGATTGTGCGTGTAACTCTGTATCTAAGGCTCTCTCAACATTGGATAGATTATTGTATTTCTTAACTAGATTGTTCTTAATAGTTTTAATTGATTTCTTTTCTGCTATCATCTCATTCATGTCTTTAACCATTCTACGAGATGTCTTACTCTTAATCATTGTTCTATCTAATTGAGTTCTTGCTATCTTACGAGCTGATGTCAATACTTTCTCATTGTCTAGCTTGAACCCTTTGATTATAGCTTGTGCTTTCTTCTCTGTTGCGTTTAGTCCTATACCTTTGTTAATCTTAACTAACTTCTCAACAAATCGTTTAGGTCTGCGTAATGAATAATACCCTAATACTGCAACGATAGGTAATAGACTAGCATCCATTTTACTCTTAGGAACTTTCCTACCTACTATCATTAAGATTGCATTTTGTATTACGAACAATAACGCTATATTATCTATGTTAATCTTAGCTGACTTGATTATCTCTTTAACCTTTGCAGGTGTGAGTTTATCTACATTATTGATTAACTCTCTATTGATCGCTTTGATATAGTTAGCATATTGTTTGCTATTCTCTCTGGTTAATACTTCTATAAACGCATCATTGATTTGGTCGACTTTACTCTTCATCTTCCTCATCATCTACTTCATCATCAACTGTCTCTTCAGTCGGTGGCACTATCGGAGTAAGTGGCTCATCATAGCCATTGTCATTTTTAGCTTCTTCTATGATTTCTAGTGCTTCTTCCTTATTTACTTTATATTGTTCCATTACATACATATATAACGGCACTATTTCATCCTGTGCATCTAGTCTTAATTGAATTATCTTAGCTGTGTTGTCTGTGATTATTGAATCATCAAACATTACATCTATATCTAATTTAGTATACTCTACCCCACTTAGGAATAAAACGGCTTTAATCATACCCACTAACACTCCATGTAAGCGATTAACATGCTTTTGTCTATTACGCCATGTATCTGAATTACTAGAGATTACATTAGCTTCATTAACATACACACTACCATTATCAAATGAGAAGTAGTCTGTACCTAAACCACATTCAAATCCACATAGTCCTAAATCGAGCTTGATTGCTTCTATTCTTGGTGCGCTATCGAATGTTGGGTTTGATGTTACTACGCTTTCATTCCCATCTACTAAGCCTGTTATAACTTGGTATACATCATCATCTTCATTAAAGTATTTAGTCTTACGAATGTTACCTTGTGCATCTTTTAACTTTTCCCATGTCATAACTCTATCATCAACGAATATACGAGTACGAGTTAAGCTATCTTCTCTATTAAGGTTGAAGTTCTTGCTATCTATACCATCAAATGCTGCTGTACCATTAGCTGTTGTTGCCATACCCATTGGTGACTTAACATCATGGTTATTTACGATTGCAGGTTTGAACACTTGGAAATGTGGTTCGCTGTCATACTCCATGAAGTAGATATAATCAATGATTTCTCCCTCATCATTATATACTGGGTGTTGCATCTCTAATATTTCCTTTTCACTAAACAATATACCCAATGAACAAGGCTTACCTACACCTTTATTCCCTGCTTTTGTTTCATACATTTCATGCTCAATACGATATACTCCATCTCTATATAAATGATACATAACATGAGTGTATGCCATCTTATCTGTTTCAAACTCATCAATGACTGCTATGCCTTTGATAGTTGAGTTCTCATAGTCTATTACCATTATCTTATCGCCATATACAAAGTTAAGTTTAACCTTTTCATCAGCCACATACTCGATAATAGCGCCTGTTCCATATGCGCCCATTATTAATTCTAAGAATGTAGTCATTTCCTCAACGAAGTGGTTATCAATTAGCACTTCATCTAACTTATCTTGACTAGCTTTACTACCTGTTAATAGCTGAACTTTCTCATTAAATATTAACCCTGCCCATTCCTCTGCGACTTTCTTAGGCATTTGTAAACTCGGTTTATGAACATCTACTATATGCCCACCCATTGTCTTTCGTGTGAAGTGGTGTATGTTATTAACCGAGCCTCTAAAGTAACTTAACCATTCCTCTATTTTCATGTAGGTATCGCCAATTACAGGGTTATACCCTTTTTTCGTGAACAACTTCCCTAAGTCTTTTATCTTTGTATTATTCATCTCTTCACCTCAATAGTATTTCGTATATTAAATCCATTTCCATTAACCATGAATATTCTAAACTATCTAGACTATCTACATTTACTGTCTTATCATCTAGCCTATTACCATTCTTATCATATACTGATTCCTCTAATGCTGATACTAATTCCTCACAGCGTTCATTGGTATTATCTATTGTTATATAGTCTGCTGCGAACATTATTTCTAATACATCTATTCTCTCTTGTATTGCTGATTTCTTTTTTGTTGTTCCTTTACGTTTCTTTAGCTTATTCAAGTATCCCATCATTACATAGCTATACTCATCTGTCATTGTGTAATCTTTAAGTAGCATACCTATTGTTGTATTGTTGGCACTATCTAGGAATAAGGTTATATCTTTATCATATAATAAGAATATTTTTTCACAAAACTCCATGATGTCTTTAGCATACTCATTAATATTCTTAACCCCACCGCTAACACCGTTCTTATGGTAGTAGGTGTCAATAACCTCTATACCTTTGTAATTAGGTCTAATGCCAATAGCTGTTGCTACTGTTGCATCATTACCACCAAAGTCGACTCCTATCATTATATCTATATAATCATGTGATGCAGGTTTAATATGCCTAGCAGGATCAAATGTCTTATAACACCCTCCACCTAGATTTGCAGGATACCCCAAGTATACTGATTTGTGTTGATCAGGTTGTAGTTCCTTTAACCTATCTATCTCATGTAGCAACTTACCTAAGAATAGGGTTTGCTGCCATAATGGTGAATCATTGTAGTTTATCTTTTGAACTAGTACATCATCTCTCTTACCCATTTCTTTAATGAACTTGTATGTCCAGTCGGTAGTAGATGGTGCATCATTCCATTCATATAAAGACCAGTAGAAGTCCCCTGTCATAAACGTTGCATTGGCTTCTAATATATGTCTTGCACTCTTATACTCTGTTATTTCAAAATACCATGCTATCTTTATTTGGCTATCTTCCCCTAATGGTTCAGTACCTTTTAATTTGTCTATATCCTTCATATGTCTAAAATGTATCATATTCCCTTTAGGTAGTTGAATCCATAATGTTGCACTTCTATCACTTGAACAGTTGATGTTAGGTAATAACCTTACACCTAGTCTGTTAAATGCTCTCTTTAATGCTGGAAATGTACTAAACCTATGATCTGTATAATCTTCTCTTATTATTATAGCTTCGCAATACTTATCTTCTAACATTCTCTTTGCTATCTTTGTAGCGTGTTTAGTTGATTTAAACCCTCTACGACCACCATGTATTAGTTGATGTGGTTGTTCACAATCAAATGTCTTTAAATGAGGTACTGCTACTATATCGCTAATCCTGTAAGTATGGTTTATCTGTTCCATGTTTCTCATACCATTCATTGGCTTTACTGCTATCATTAACTATTGTAACTGAAGTAAAGGCTTCAGGGTTTAGTATTCTAGCTTGTAGCTCTTGCTCTTTAAGACCTAGTGTTCTTTCAGCTATATCTACTTTACGCTTATCTAACTGTAATCTATCATATGCTATTCCTTTATCAAATGAATTTCCTATTAATGCTATTAGGCTTCTTATTCCATTTTTACCTATCTCGAAATCCAATGTATCACTATCTAATTTTCCTAATGCTAATTCCGTTGTAGTTTTATATGCTGATGATTGTATTATATCTAGTAGCTTATCATTGCTGTCCTTTTTAATATTTGCAATTTCTTGCAGTAATGGGTTAAATCTTGCAATTAATCCACTGTTATGTACTATGCTTTTTACTGTATTAGGCGCTAATTTTAGCTGTCTACCTACTGCTGAATAACTTTGCAATTCATCATACAAAATAAAACATTGTCTTTTAGTTTCATCTGTTGTATTTTTTCTACCTCTAGCCACCTAATCACCTCTATTCGCTATGTAAGTGGTTTTTAATAGTTATCTAACTCGCATACCTTTAACGCAATAAGTTTACTCTACTTGCAATTAAATGTCAATAAAATGCAAAATAAAAAAGGCAGCCTGATTTAACGAGTTGCCATTAATGTTAATTAAATACTATGATACCTAACTCGGCGTATTCACCATATCTTGCTATTAAATCAGCAATGTATATCATATAATTCATGTTATCTATATCTGTAAATGGTATAGAACAAGTTAATATCTCGTTTATCTCATTTGTTGTAAATCCTATTGATGCTAGTTCTTCAGATGTTGCTGTGTTTATATCTAATGGATTACTTGCTGTATATACCCCTAATGATTGTTCTATTGCTTCAAAATAAAATTGTAAATTAACTACATCCCCATTAGTAAAGTCGTGTTCTTGATTCAAACCGAATGTAATTGATATAGTTGTGTCTGTGTATACTAGGTTGTTTACTACAATATCATCAGTTAAACTTGATACTTCAATACTGTCAATAGCTGTCAACACAGTATAATTATATACATACGTTACCTCATGTTTGGTTGTATTTGTTTCTTCAACCACTAAATAAGTAAGTGTATATGGATCGTATGTATCTAACTCA